CTAGGTCGGCTTTCTGCTGCGGTGTTCCAGTCCTCATAACGCTTTCAAAAAACGCCTGTACATCGGTCGGAACCTGAATTGTTTGTCCCGGTGTCTGCCTTGTTCTTTCGCCACTAAGCACCTGTTCGATACGGCGCTCAATCTCCGGGTCCACATAAAGCTGATCGGGGTCGGCACCCGGAAGCCTTGAGAGCCTTCCACGCATTTGCCGGATTGTCTGCCTGACGGTTACGGCAAACGTCCTTTCAGCTTCCTGCAATGCTGCGATTCTTGCATTCGGGTCTGGGTTATCCAGTTGCAACGCTCGCATCTGATTGAGTACGTCCATTTCGGACAGTCGGCCACCGGGGTCTGCGATACGTGCCAGTGTGTAGGCAATCGAAATGGCGATTTGCTGATACCCGGCGTCCATGCCAGCAAACTTTGTAAGGAAGGTTCTGTTCGCTTCCAGTTCTTTCTTACTGTACCGACGGAATTTTTGGTTAGATTCTTCTGCTAATTCCATTTGACGATTATAGTCGGCCATCACGCCATTCCAGCGCGGAGTCGCCCTGTCCGTGCCCGGATTACGGACGTAAGAAACAGTTGACCCCATGACTTCTTCATTGTCCCGCACCCCTGAAAACACCCAATTCTTGAGTTGTTTCGCGGTGTTTACGGTACGATTGACCATATCTCTGGCACCGCCCAATGCGCTTTCCGATGTCAATGCTGTAATGGGCTGGTCGATATACTTAAACAATCTGTCGATCTGGTCGAAGGCCACCGCTGTCGTGATAAGCGTTTCGTCCATCTTTGCAAGATCGGCGGATTTTGGACCGGGTAGTTCCATGGTCTTATCAACAACATCCCTGATCCAACGCGCATCCAGCGGAGTAAACACGCCGCCTTCACCAACTAAGCCTTGCTGACCTGTTGCTTTTTCTTGAACAACCGATGCCTCAAAAGGCTCTTGTCCCGGTAGATGGATCATGCGCTGCTGTGCCGTGGTGTATGGTGAGTAAGGGTCTTTCGGGTCTTTGTACTGTGCTGATAATTGCTGCGGTGTAATGCCCATCTGCGCCATGATGTTCTGCTGCATGATGGCACCCATAACGCCCTCTGCCATATCGGTTGGCAGCGCTTGCAGAATCTGCTCCGCAGTCTTCGGAACTTCGTATTGCTGCTTCTGTAAAAACTCCGTTACTTGTCCCGGCCCGCCCGCTGCTGCCTCAATGCTCCCGTAATCCGCTGGGGTTACGCCGGAAATTTGTTCAAGTGGTAAAATATCTCCTTCTGGTCTTGCCTCCACAATATTGGGAGCAAGGGCTTCCGAGAATGCCTTGGCCCTCTCGGCCATCATTTCGTCTTCCCGTCCGGTGGCACCTTTCATCATCTTGGCAGCAACGAACGCCTGAGCCAGCTTGGCCGCACCCTGCCATGGGCTCTGGATGGGCTGGGTAGACATTGCCTGCATCGCCAGCGCGTCGGCCATCTGCCGCTGTCGCTGGATTGCCTGTAATCGGTTAGTGCCTGTCTGTAGCGTTGCCATGGCTTATCTCATGTTGCGCAATGCGTCGGCGTACCTATTCTGCGTCTTGGCCAATTGGCCTTGGTAGTCACCGGGACCGGGCGGAACCTGCCGACCGGGTAGGACGCCACGATAGGGTGTCAGTCCGGGCTGCGGGGCTGCACCACCTTTGAAGCCGAACCGGCTGCGGTTCTGCATCGGTGGCTGGTAGGTGCCGGGCGGTCCCGGCTGTGCCTGTGCCCCGCCTTTCCTGCCGAACGGACTCGGCTGCTGATAATTGACTGGCGGTTGCGTAGGTACCCGTAGTTTTCCGCTTCTGCCTGTGTTGTACCCTAGCTGCTCTGGCGTTGGTGTTCTTCCTGTTGGGTCGTATCTAATCATCCGAATAATCCTCTTATGCCACCGGGGTTAACCGCGCCGCCGTAGAGCAATGCGGAGCCAAGCCCGAACAATCCACCGAGCCCTGCGTTGTAACGAGACATATCAGCTTGATACTGCTGCATGGCCTGATTGGCCGATAGATTGGCTGCACCCAGATAATCAACCTGACCGGGCTGGTAGAAGCTCGACAACTGTGGTGCCTGTACCTGTTGCAAGCCCATCAGTGCGGCCAGTTCGTTGAAGGCGTTTTGACGGATGCCCGCCTGTTCCTGCAATCCCTGACCACGGGCTGCGTTGCGGTTCTGCAACTGCTGCTGTTCAATACCGATGCGCTGCATATCCACGGCATTGTTGAATGCTGCCTCGGAGCCCATCCAATCAAGCACCTGACCAGCTTCACCGAATCCTTGCTGCCTTGCTGCCAAGGCATTCTGTAGCTCTCTGGAAGCCTCCTGACCGCCGTACAGCACAGCGGCATTGGACAAGTCCTGATACGTCCTGCCACGCTCGTCCATGAAGTTAGACAGTTCCTGCGTGTAGGCAGCGTCCTGCTGCGGCAGGCCCTGATTGGCGAGCCGGTCTACCAGCGCGGTTTCCAGTTGCTGGTACTTTGGAGCCAAGAGTCTGTCAGCACGGTTGAAAAACGCGCTCTCTACCTCGTCGCGGAGTGCGCCAACGTCCTGTGGCAATCCCGGTAGCTGGCTCAAGTCCAGTGCATTACCGACGTTGAGCCCTGCGCCACCGTAGTCCAGATAGCGTGGATCGTAGAAACTGGTATCAATCTCGCTCTGAATCGGCCCAAATTGAGATAAATCAATCTGGTTCGGGTCCATCATTCCGAGCCGTTCCGCACCGGCCTGTGACATAAGCAAGTCGTTGGCCATCTGCTGATCCAAATTAGCCTGAATCATTGGATCAAGCTGAAGCGTTGCCTGATTCAATGTGCCCGGTTCTGCGCCCGGAGCATCGGAATACGTCAGGGTGCCATACGGTGTAATCTGGTTGATGCGGTTAAATTCGGCATCAGCCGCCGCGACCGCTCTCGGATCAACCGGGGGTGGCGCTGAAGGTGCAGATTTCTTGCCCATTACGCTGCCTCTCGTTTACGTTCTTTACGGTTTAGACGCCATTCGTTTGGCAATAATCCGTAAAGAATCAAATCGCTGCCATCATCGTCGGCACGACGTAGCTTGCCTTCCTGCTTGAAGCCTAGGGTCATCAGGGCTTTTCGTGCTTTCTTGTTGGATTTCCGGGTGATGGCGGTTACTCGGTTACAACCAATCTTGAAAGGATAAGAAATTATTTCGCTGCACACATCCCTTCGCGCCCAGTTGGCATCCGGTTCTGCGGCGAATACCAGTTCAATATCGGTTTTGCGGTAGTTCTGATACAGGGCCACAGCAAGTATTCCCTTGCCTTCCTCAAAAATCGCCATGCAATAGTTCCCGGCTGGCGCTGGCTGGAAGTGAACACGCTGCGCGACCCACTGTGCCAGTGCCTGATTTTCTTCAGGCGTTCTTGGATACTCAACCCTTACCATAAGTTGCCCTCTGGTTTGACAAGTGCGTCGGTCTTGTAAAGCTTTGGCTTATCGCCCTGTCGTGAAAATTTTACTCGTAAGCCAGTTGCGGAGCCACGGCCATTCACCGTTTTCCATGCACCGGTAATCCCTTCTGGCGTACCCCAAGGCGAGCCCCATGGGCTTCCCCACGGCGTACCGCCAGAACTGGTTGAGCTTGGCGATGATATTGATGGTTCAACGAAGTCATAAGCCATATCGACCGCTATTTCGATATTGCCTTCCGACGCCATTATTGGCCGCACCGTCGTAACCATTTTGTTTTCCGGCATCCCGAGGTCGTGCCATGCGTTTGAAATCACTACGTCAATGTCAAAAATCGTGTTATCAGCGTTGACGCTATCGAATTTGTATATCGTTCCATCAGCGGAACCACCGAAGTACGCACTACCGTCGTACATTTCCCACGTTCTGGCGTTGATGTTAGTGAAGCGACAAAATGCACCAGTCTGCAAATTTTGCACATACTGCTCAAACTCATCGGGGGAGGCCCGCACGGGCACATTGATAACCAACAAATGCTGGTCGGGTATGACGAATAACTCCCAGCCGTCGTTGCTACCGTAGCGAATTATGGCGTCCGTCATTGCGTTGGATATTTTGGTAGCAGGCATTGACGCAGCCGAGAACGCTTCCGGCATGGTAATCAGGTCACCAGAAGCAATCGTCAATAACCTGCCGCCGTATTTTGTAAATGCCCGGTCATTGATGACCTTGCCGATTTCGTAAATGCCAACCAGATGGAAGCCATTATTTGTTCCGTTGTATGCGGTGCCGGGGTCGCTGCCTGCGTACACAATGACTTCGCCGGTATCCATGACGAATACAGCGTAGTCGTCCGGTCCAGCGCCACCGTCAACGGTCCACGTTTCCATCTTCAGAAGTCTGCCGCCTTTCTTGGCAATCTCACCAAGAGAAAACTCGGTCAATGCTCCTGCCAAAGTATTGGCCGCTGCGTACCAAACGGATTGGTCTTGCTTCAGCCAGTAATAGCCACGATTCTTGTGGGTATGGCAACCAATGAGGTTTGCCACGGTGGCTGGTCCCGAAATCGTTGCCGACGTAAACGTGCTTCCATCGTAGGTTTGCGGTGCATCATCCCCATTAACAAAGATCATGGTGCCGTTGTGCATTGCGGCCATCCAGCGACCATTGGTAAAACTGGTGCCAAGCTGCACCGGGCTTCCGCTGGTGATGTCATACATCGTGTCGGGACTGGCTGCCAGCAGTTTTCTGGTGGAACCGTCGTAAAATTCCTTGACGAAATCTATATCGCTGTCAATCAACTGAAGCGATACATTGTCTATATCGCCATCGAAGTCCGACGTTGCGAGGAACAAGAGGTTGCCAGAAAACTGGGTTGTGAAATAAACAACCTGAATGTCGGTGCCGTTTGTCGAAAAGCTGTCGGTATAGTCACCCGCAAGATCAATCTTGACGGAACCGGCTGTGCGGTTCGCCATATCGAACTCAATCAGGTAATACCGGTGTCTTTCAATGGTAACCTGCTGGGATAGGGTGCCAACCGAGCCAGTCGAGTGGGTTGCAACGCCGGAACCAATTGACCAGCCACCGGTCTTCGACCAGTCTGTATCGGTGGCGAAGCCGCCATTGGTGACTATCTCGTTTCCGTCACCTTCCAAGACAGTGCAGAACGCTTCATAGCCACCACGCATTTCCACGTAGCTGTGCCGAGGAATTGCGTTAATCAGTTCCACGGCATCGGACAACTGCATAACAGTCGGCTCGTCACGGGCATTCCAACCGCCAATGGGCGGTGGGATCGTTACCCGCTTGTTGGACTGTTGCCTAGGTACCGAAGCCCGTCTCGGGTATATTTGAAAAGGCCGGGGTATTGCCATCTGCGTGTAAATTCTCCGTAACGCCATCTTGAGCTAACAGCGATTCAAGGTATTGGTCAAACTCCGCTTTTTCTTCGGCGTAAGGCTGGCCCATAGTTTTCAACATACGCCAGATTACGCCCATGATGAACAGTTCTTCATCGAAGACAGGTACATCGGAATCGTTGCTAAACGCTGACCCGCGCTCATCTCCGTTGTTTTCTAGTACCCAGACATTGCTGTAATACTGGTAATAAATTGTTTCCACGGCTTCAGGCGTCGGGTGCAGGGTAAACTTCCTGCCAACAAACGGCCCTCCGTCATCGCCCATCAGGCGAAAACGGTCATCGAATGTTGAGATATTTGTGGTCTTCTCATACGACCACAGGGACGGCGAGATAATAAATATCTGCTTGTCCGTGGTCTGATTGTAAGCGGTATTCAGAACGAATGACCGCCAATCGGACGGCAGCGAATACTGCGGTTCGCCAATTGATGTCGAGAAGGTATAGGGCTTGATTAACAGGTGCCAGTTCTTAATCGCCAGCATCGTGCCTGTACGAATGCACTGGCGATACAGCCTGACCGCCGTGTTCTCAGTGTTATTGATGATCGAGGACGGTTTGTCCAGTCCTATTTCATCGGCTACGTCCTGACAAATTGTGAGCAGCGACATTCATTACCCCTGAAAGCGCCTCCGTTCCTGTTGTTCAGGCTCGGGCGGCGGCGGTGGTGCAGGTTGTGCGCTCCCCATGTTCTGGATGGTTTCCTCAAGTTTTGCAATCTTGTCAGCAAGTTCTTGGTTGCTACGCCGTAGTGTCTCGACTTCCGTGCGCGAATTGAGAAATTTCTGCGCCCGTTTCTTGAGATTCATAGCGCCGGGTCCGAGCCGATGCAGCCCGGAATCCGCAACCTCCGCTAACTGTTCAACGGTCTTGATCTGGTTAGCATCCAGAACTTTTCGTTCACTGACCGAAACCTGTGGCCATTGATCGACCGGGTAGCCTTCCTGCGGGACTTCTTTGCCCGTCTGGTAGGCTTCCCACGATTTGGGAAAACGCTTCTTGTCAGCATCGGTGGCTGGCCGGGGAACGCAGTCAATCTGGTTCGGCACCACGATCTTGATGTACAGCACATCCTTGAATACAGGGACGCCCTGTTCCTCGGTGGCACGTTTGTCTTCTACAGCCTCATCGTAGAAGGTCGGAAAAACTCCGTCCTCGAAAGCCATGCAATGCTCCTATGGGAGAAGGCCCCCGAAGGGGCCACTCCGTTTTACGGTATCGGGTTCGGCTGCGGCACAAGTACCCAGCCCCATTCGTCATCTGCGAATGCAACCGTGTTTATTACCGTCCCGCCCGTGTCACTGAACTGGCTTGCCGTGGTGATTGCACCGGACGTACCGGATGCGCTCACCGAGCCGTTAGCCTGAACGTAAACCGCCACCTTTTGATCGTTCGTCCAGCACTGTGCGCCGGTCGAAAACTCAGGGGCCGTCGTGCGACGGTCAAAGTCGATCCCGAGATTGTTCATGCTGAAATACGTATTAGCCATGCCAATCTCCTTTAGGTGTAAATAACGCCTTGCAGGTCACGGTTGCTGGTGGTCATATTACCCGCCCACACAACCGGAACTACCATGGCGTCTTGGTTGAGAGAAGTCTTCCGGTCCAGCGGAACCACGTTCCGACGACCGTGAGGCCGCAGGTAGATGTAGTCCGTGTTCAGGAAGTACATATGGTTAGCCGGGATGCCCGAATCGCCATCGTAGAAAACGTCGGCGGTCACGAACTTCAACGACCGGAAACCAGCCGCACCTTCGTCGGCGCTGGTAATGCGCTGGATGTCTTGCAGTCCTGCCCAGAAGGTATTGAACATAGCCTGATCGGCCACGATAAAGTCAATCGTGTCAGGCCCACGGGTCGTTTCCAGCCACATTGCCTGCATTTCTGCAAACAGCGTGGCTTGGTCCGTGGCGTTCGACGGATCGGGGCTTGCGCCAGCAAACGATACGTCACCCGAAGTCTGGTTCTTCCAGAACGTATAGGTAGACGAATCAATGCCGCCAACCGTGCCAGTACCGGCGTCAGCAACCAGTGACTGTAGGCCACCGATTTGCTTGCCAGCACTACCCGTACCGTCGCTGTAAACGCCGGTAGACAGGTTGTTACGCATCGTCTTCATAGCGTTGTCGATGCGCTTTTCCAGCAGGTTGATGACAGCTTCCTCGCCCGTGTTCTGGATTTCTACTTCCAGTCCACTGGCCGAGACATTGACTGCTGCCTGTTTCCAATCGAAGACGGCTGCCGTGAAAACGTCGGACGGTGAAATGTCCAAGTTCTCATAGCCGCTGTAGTACATGAACGTCGAGTTCTCTGCGTATTCCAGTTCCTCGACAATTTGACGACCGCCGCTTGCGGTGCGCACATTGCCGCGCTGATTCAGCCGTGCCAGAAGGGCATTGCCGTTTGACACATTGTCAGCGAGTTCTTTGTTGCGCTTGTACAGCGTAGTCGTCACGATTTCCGTAAGGTTTGGGGATGCCATTTATAGCTCTCCTCGTAACGATTTTCTGTAGTTATCCAGCAAGTCATCGCGCAGCGTGGCGTCCTTGGGTTGCGGGGGCGGTTTCGACCCGGAGCCTTCTACCTTTGCGGCCTTTTTCTTGGCCGCAGCAGCCGCCTTCCGGCGTTTGGCTTCTTCTTCTTGTTTCGCCGCCTCTCGCTCCTTGCTGGCAATATCTTCTCTGTACTCTGGTAACGACCAGACGGCCTTGTCGTAGGCAGACTGCAAATCATTGCAATAGCCTGACCGGAACAATGCCGTCATGTGGTCCCTGACCAGATCGAAGTGCGGTCGCAGCAGGTTCCCGTCTTGGTCTTTTTCTTCCTTGAATGCCTGCACTTCCGCGATTGCCTGACGCTGCGCCAGCGTCTGCTGTTGAGATGACAATTGCTGATTCTGACGTTTCGATTCTTCCAACTGTTTCTTGAGTGCCCGGATTTCCGGGGTTTCAAGTTCCAAGCCGGTGTCATCTGATCCGTCAACCGATAGCCCGAACTCTGCCGCTAAAGCAGTCTGAACCTCCGGTCCCATCTGCTGGATGAGCATTTTCAACCCTTCAACCGGATTTGCGTCCAGCGCGGATTGTGCCGCCACCCACGTTTTTATGGCCGTGGCGCGGTCAATCCCTCGCATTTCAAGCATCTGGTTGTAGGGTCCGAAAGCCTCCTCGACGGATTTCAGTTCTTCGGACTTTTTAGATATGCCCTTCTCGTACTCCTTCTCACGTTGGAGCCAAGCGTTTTGGGCAGCGCGTGGAAGCTCTGTAAATGCTTCCTTGTACTCGTCTGACCAGTGTTCTGGTGCTTGAATGACCGACTCGTCGTCTAGGGAATCATCCTCAGTAGATACGTCATCGGCTTCGTGATCGTCACTGGTTTCGAGCGCGGCTGCGTCGTCCGTGTCATCGGTCGGGATGTCATCAATGACGACCTCCTCTGTGGACTCCTCGGTTTCGGCGGCAGCCTTAAATTCTTCCAGCAACGCTTCGCGGAGCGTTGATGGGCCTTCACCGTTCGGTTGGGTCGAAGTATTTTCGCTCATTGCCAACCTCGATGAGATTGTGTTCCTTCAGGTATGCCCGGTGCTTGCTTCTGGATGTAATCCATCGTCCTGCGTCGGGACCAACCGCCTGATAGGGTTTCAAATCTGGCCATATATGTGGGCCTTTTGGTTTGCTAACGGGCTCACGCCCTGTTACTTCCACCATCTTACCAAGTTTTTTGTCGTAGCGATATTTCCTTACAGTCATAATATTTCTTCCATCAACTGCATGATAGCCTCAACATCAGCTTCGTCGTCAATCGTGGGTTCTTCGTAAGGCTCAATCGGCTGATTCAACAGCAGTTCCGCTCGCCACTCGGCACGGGCTTTGCGGATTTCATACTCTTTTCTGCGCTTACGCTCAAGTTCTTTCTGTCTGGCGCGTTCACGCTGGTCCCTGAGAATACGTGCGTGTTCGGTACGGATATACGCCCTGCGACGACGCACCAGTTCGTTGATACGCGCAGCCAGTTTGGCTTCTGCCAGCTTCCTTGATACCGCCTCGGTGTTACGGATACCGCGTATCAGTGCCTCATCCGTCGCCGCTTTGAGGCGGGCCATGTTGGCGATGATGTCGGCAGAAATGGCCTCGGCATAACCCTTGGCTTCCAGTTCCTCGGCAGCTTCGATGACCTCGTCAACGATCTGCTCAATTTCTTCTTCAAGTACCGGGTCTTCAAACGGTCGGTCACGCAGCTTGACACCGGCCAACGGCATATGGAATTTGCGCTTCTTGAATTTCTTGCGCTTCTTGCGCTTGCCGCCACCGCCGCCCCAAGAGCCTTGCTGCTTTTCGGACGGACTGGTTTGTTGGGTAACGGTACCGAAGCCGGATACAATCTCCGTACCATAAATCAACGCACCGACATCGAAATTGGTATCCCAGCCAACCTCAGCATGGTAGCTGTTGATTTGCGCACCAGACATACCGAATACCGCAAAGTCGTACTGTATGTCTGATGGTGTAGCCGCTTGCGCAACAATAACGGCACCATCAATGGTGACGCCCGTACCGGGAACCGCCGATGAATCGCCCGACAGCGACTGTATGCTTGCACCGGAAATACTGGCAGTAGAAGGGAGTGACGACTGGCTGGTTCCTGCCGCAGCCTGAATGGCAGCACCGGCTATCTGCGCTTCGGCCTCAATAACAGAACCCGCATCGCCATCGACATCCACACCATCGGTATAGATCGCCGCATCGGCACTGTCCGGATAGTTCCATTCAAGGTCGATCTGTGCGCCGCTGATATAGACATTAACCGGGCCAACACCCTTTGGCGAAAACTGCCGCTCAAAGGTGACCAGACCGTGCGGGCCAAGCTGTACCAAATCGGTTGGCGTTGAAAACGTGACGTTGCCGCCATCGGCATTAACAGCACGACCAACAATTGGTGCATCGGTGTCAAACTCACGCAGCACATCCGGGTAAGCGGTTACAAGGCCGTGCGGCCCAAGATTGCGTTGCGTTGTTACACCGGTAACATTGGTGATAACGCCGGTAGCTGTGGCCTGCCCCAGCGTGACGGACCCGGAAACTGTCCGGAGCCCTTCCAGTTCTGCCACACCGGTCGCCGTTGGGCTTCCCAGTGTTGCGCTGCCGCTTGGTTTCAATATCTGGGCAGTAGTGCCAGTAGCGGTCGGGCTGCCAAGTGTCACCGCCCCCGATGGCTTCAGGGTTTGTGCGGTTGCGCCAGTAGCGGTTGGCGATCCCAGTGTGACAGACCCGGTAAGCACCAGCGTTCGGGTGATCGAACCGGTTGCCGTCGGGGAGCCAAGCGTTACAGAACCACTGAGCGTGAGTATCTGCCCAACTGAACCCGTAGCGGTCGGGGAGCCCAGTGTCGCGGAGCCTGTAGCCTCCAAAAGTTTGCCAGCAGTACCAGAAGCCGTCGCATTTCCAAGCGTGACTGAGCCGCTACCGCTTCGTACCTGACCGGCCTTGCCGAAGGTGCCGTATTTGGCACTTGGCAGGCTCGTCGGCGTTATTTGCAATGGCGGGTTGCGATGCCGATAGGAAACGCCGGTTGCTGTTGGAGAGCCGAGAGTAACCGATCCGGAAAGCGTCAGAATCTGGCCAACCTGACCGGTAGCGGTAGGAGAGCCAAGCGTAGCCGATCCACTGGGCTTCAGTGTTTGAGCGGTGGTACCGGTTGCTGTTGGCGATCCAAGCGTTACCGCGCCGCTGGGTTTCAGCGTTTGTGCTGTCGCACCTGTGGCCGTCGGGGAACCGACGGTGACATTACCGCTGACTTCGTGTGAAACACCTTCACCGGTTGCCGTGCCAACACCGGTTGCCGTCGGAGAACCGAGTGTGACTGAACCGGACGGTTTTAGTATCTGTGCCGCCGCACCTGTGGCAGTCGGACTGCCAAGCGTGGGACTACCGCTGCCGGTTGGTGCCTCGTTGACCGTGACTTGCTGGGCCGACGATACAACCGTGTAGTTGGTGCCGTTATCCGGGTCACCTGCCGCCCGCACCCAGTAGGTGTCGGCGGTATCGCCGTCAATCGTCCAATCGTGTGGATTTTCGTCCGTCAGCCCGGTAAGCGGGTTGGTGCTGTCGGTGGCAAGGCCGGTGGTTGTCGTTATGGTGACAAAACCGGAGCTTGGCCCCGTTGTCGATACCTGCGCAACCAGCGAGTATGGATTGATGCCGCCGCCGCCTTGCAGACTTCCGGTGGCCCGCATCGTGAACTGACCGCCCTCATTGATATTGGGGTCACTAGACGGCAGGTTTAGCGTAATGCTGTTTAGATTTTGGGCCACTTACCGCTCCTATGACACGGCGGTTAGTTCTGCGGGCTCCTGTTCAAGATACCCTAAAGCAGTCATTACCTCCCGGTGGTCGTTTTCGATGATTCGTGCCCATTTTTCGCCAATCTCAGTGCGCCAGTCCAATGTTGCGCCATTGAAGAATGTATCGCTGGAAGTCTTGCGGTTTTCGACAAACCCGCCATCCTGCTCGATTTTCTGCAAGCGTTTGAAATCAGCCGCTTTGATGGCCTTGCGTACCCGTTTTGGCCTTACGTCCCACTCAAGAAATTCCAATATTGCCGTCAATTCCTTGGCTGTATCGTTCTTCATGTCCTCGTATTTGACGACATGAACCTTGAATTTTTCCTCCGAAGTCCACGATGACACATGGTTTGACCATGTGGATACCCATGAACGAGAGAAACCCTGAGCCGCTATACCGACACAAAAGTCCTTCTGATTCATGTTTTTGACCATCTTTTGCAGACTGCATCCGAAGTGCTTGTGGGCGCTGGACACAACGCAACGCGGATCACGCACCACGTAGATGGCTTTCGACGTAAATTGCGGTGGAATATTGGGGGCGCAATCCTCAAACGTGAGATTGCAGAAGTGGGTTTTGAGGAAAAAAGGCGCTCTGCCGGTAGCGCGGAGGTTTAGTAAACCGGCAGGGCGCAACAGCAATTCACCTTGGAGATGTAAGGGCTCCAAGGGCATCGGAGATACCGACTGGATTACGGATGACGAACCATCGTTTCGGCAGATACGGACATCATTGATGTCCAGCAAACCGTTTCGTCGGTATGCTTCCAGCAACAATCGCAACCATGTATTGCCGCTCTTTGGATACGATGCAAGCCACGTAATCCCCTGATCCGTGGACTCGTTGGACATTACGTTGCTGGCGTACCCGCTGGCATGGTGATACTGAAACTGGTGATCTGCACAGTATCGGTCGTTGCCACCGTGTTATTGGCCATCGTCAAATCCGGGCTACCCGTGGTATCCACGCCCAACTTCACCAACCAAGCATTGGCAGCAGCGGCGGTACCATCGTAGATACCGGCATACGTTACTGTACCCGCAGCAGGGGCCGTGTCCTCAACGGCTGGGCTGTTGTCCATTGACATGACGCCAGCGGTACCGGTGCCCGCATTTTCAAAGAACGGGTTGTTACCGCCACAACTGGCAATCTTGATCAGACCGGTTGCGGTATCCGGGTCTTGATTGTAGAGCCGGAAATAGCCGTCGGTGGTCACATCGTCATCAATGGCATCCAGCATTGAGTTACGAACTGTCGTGCTGAGTTCCATCTTTCTTTTCCTCTCTGGTTTCCACGCTTACGATCTTCATTCTGGACTTGACGTTACCGTCCTTGTCCAAAACCGTGATAATCCCGCCAACCTGTAGTTTGTCGAGCGGTACGTTTGTCGGGTCTTTTTTCTTCGGCTTGCTCACGAACCTGCCTGCCCTCTGAAGCCAGCACCCGGTACTGCTATCTTAACATCAAGGTTTTCCAAGAAGGGATCACCCTTTAGCTGATTACCGTGTGTATCCTGCCAGCCAATACGGGCTTCATGCCCATCGGTACAACGGATAATCAGGTAAAGGCCATCCCGCATCAGGCAATCAATCGTCCGTCCCTGTAAGTGGGTTGTAATCCAGCCGCCGAGGTATCCTTGTTGGCCGAGCGTTTCAAGTTGGGTTGCCTTGCCATTTCTGCCCACCAGAAGCCCTCCGGGTAATACTGCAAAAAAAATGACTGTACGGATGGAATTGTAATCCACTCCAACAAATATTCCACTTCCGGTAATACCAGTAAGGCGTCAATGTCCCAGCATTTATAAGCCTTCTTCCACCAAAAGCTTTCGCTGGTACGACCTTCCAGATTCGGGTATTCATTCATCATGTGGACGGTATGGTCGTGATCCTTCATCCACGCAATAGCCAGCGACCAGCGCCGGAACTCATCGAAAGTTTGCTTTTCGTTCCACCTTAGAGCGTCTTCAGGATGCACCCCCCTGTCACGATCCGGGTAATAGCTGCGCCAACTGAGGCTGACCGCCAGCGGATCGCGCATGGGGAAATGGAAATGCGACAGCTTTTCGATGTCTTTTTCGTTCTGACCAAAATGGTAGAACTGCGTCGTGCCCAGTGATCGGACAAGCGAGCGCGTACCCGAATGTGGGACGCTGACTACGGGGTCCATCAGGCCAGACGAATAATCGCCGTGTTGTATGCCGCTGCGGGCAATACGACCGTAAATGTGCCGGAACTGGACGATTTTGAGCCGCCGAAATCACCCACGTACACCGAAGCATTGGCTACCGGAGAACTGCCGCCAGAACGGTAAATCAGGCAATCCGTGGCGGTAATGGTAGACGTTGCCCATGACGGGTCAGTGATGTTATCAAGATACGATACGTTGTTGGTGGTATCGGTAGCTTGCGTGAAATCACCCATGTCCGTGCCGCCGGGCGAATAGCCGCTGCCTGACGATTCGTTGGTCGATGAATAAGCCGTTGTGTTGTAGCCATGCCCGGACGTATCGTACAGCGCCATATAAAAGTCCTGCACTGTCGAATCGAAATCAAAATCGCCTTTCAGCAAGCCTTTGCGGAAGTTGTTGGTCAAGCAGGTTGTTGCCATGATTTTCTCCTATAGCACCACGTACCGGTCACCATCGGCGGGTGCCTCGGTCAATTGCGAATACGTAAACTTCTCTTTTGAGTTAGCAAGCTCGTAATCGGTAATATCCGTCATTTGGCCGAGAAGGTTGCCGGAAGTAAACAGCAGGAGCCTACCGTTGTAGTGGTCTGCCGTGGTTTCCTCGGTTGTGTTCGGTGACAGGCGAACACCCTCTAACGCCTGATCGGTCGGACTGAAGTTCGTGTTGTCTACTTCGCCTATAATGATTCCCGCGCTTGCTTCCAACTGACCAGAAAATTGGGTGTTAATAATTAAACACTGATCTTCAATTGCCTTGGTGGCTGAATCCACGATCATAACCGCAATGCGGGTTGCGGACATTTCAGTGGCCGTCAACGTGATCGACCAGAGCCCGCCGGTTTCGTCGGCAATGGTATTGGTGGCCTGTGTCAGCGTACCGCCATCCTTAACAAGATCACAGTCAGCCGCTGCGGGCGTGTAATCCGAGTTGGTCGCAAAATCCTGACTGCCCGCCTTGATGAGCGGGAAATAAAAAGTTTGTGCGATACCGTATTTTGCCTGTATCTCCATTATCCTACTCCTCGGGCCGCGCCTCGCATTATGCCACGACCGCTGCCGCGCTGGTTACCGGATGGCGCTGTGCCGCCGCCAAATGCAATGCCGAATACCTTGGTCGCCTGCGATGCGTTATCGACATTGGCATCCAGATACTTGATGCTGTCAGTGCCAAACACCGGCTCAGATGCCGTTATATCAAGCGTCCCATCGTCCGCGTAAACCTTGTATGACGTAATTGCGTCCGTTTTGCAGTTCGTGGTTGAGACGTTGTATTCGTCGTGAAAGGCTGAACCGCCCTCCTTAGTGTCGCCCTCTGCCGTGGCAACGTACATGGTGCCAGAGCCCCATGCGCCTTGAGCGTCACGCTCTGCGGTCGAAAAGACGTTCCACAGCATCATCGCCTGCGGGGTATCCGACAGGCTGGATGCGACGGTCCAGTCACCGCTGCCCGTTGGGGTTGTGGTTGAAATAAAATCCACGTTCGTCCCTGCCTCAAACTCCAAGGCCAGATACGCGAATTCCGTGGTTGATTGTATGCCAGACTTGGAGCCAAGTGCCGCCTCTTTGACATCGAATCCATCTGTACCCATTGAATCCACGAACATTTCGCCCCTGCACGTCGTTGAGGTCGATGTCCAATTATTGAGGCAGTTCGATTCGCTGAAATACACCCCGTTTTCGGTGGGTTGCTCCGTGTTCGCTCGTTTGTAGCCGATGCACCGATTGTCTGCGGTCGCGCCGTTCTTAACGGCCATGCCGAATGAAACGTGATAACCGTTACCCGATGAGTTCGGCCACATCTGGTTGTGATACAGGATAAACACAAGCTGCGGATCAACGCCCGTTGTGGTGATCGTATCAGCCGGTGAATCAGCCGCCGTCGTCGCGTCCTGCGGCGGATCGAACTCGCCTTGCGCAACCGATACGCCCTTTATCAGCAGCATGGTGACATAGGGCCGGTCAGCGGCTGGCGTTCCTTCGCCGCTCCATGTCAGCCGGACACCGTTGGTAATAAATTCCGGTGTGGCATAACGACGCTCCGTGGCACCGTTCTGGTTCCAACTAACCAACCGACCGTTTTTCGACTCTCGGCCAGAACTGAGATTTAATGTGCTGTCGTCGTCCCCAGCGTACAAATTCATCATGCGGGCGGTAGTTCCGTCGTACCAGCCGAACGAATGACTAAGGTGAGCGTCCAGCGTGTTATTGCCTTCCCCGGCCACGATGCACAAAACAACATCAGGGTTTACATTACCGAAATCGCTGGCCGTGTAGTCCTGAGTGGTGTCTGTATCTGGCGCTTGTAGCCTGACAATCCTGAATGTACTCATACAACGTCTCCGAACGGACTGATGTAATTGTAGCCAACATGATCCGCTGGTGCGCGGTCAATCTGAGTGTCGCCGGTCTGGGTGTAGGTCAGTTCAGTGGGGTTGGTATTGGCGTTGATCCACACATTATCCGCTTCACCACTATCCCAGAAATTCTCAGTGTAAACGCCCCAAGCCCGCATCGTGTCGTCTGGCGCACCGTAAGTAATATTGTCCATCGTTAATGAACTTAACGCGCCAGTTGCGGCAAACCCGGTATTCCCGCCATAGGTATCCGGTCCGAGAACGGGATTGGTTTTATTCCAGTCGTTGCACTGGCGGAAATCGCATTTACTGAATAAAAGATCGGTCTTGTAGGGCCAGTCATTGACACCGCCACCGCTTTGTCCACGCGCCTGAATAATCATTCCGTTTTGGCTGGTGCGGTAGGTAATATTTTCAACCTGAATCTGGGCGCATAGCGACATTTCTGAATCTGCTGACCCTTGGTTGTGGAAGAAGTCCGAATGCGTCGTATAGATGGGCTTATCGTTGTCGTCCGTCAGTCCATCGAAGTCATCGCCGGTTACCTGCCCGGACACGCGAGTATTGAGAACACGAACGCCAGTAGCAACATGACTGGTCGCGTAATTGCCGCGATAGATTATGAAATCGCCCTCCTGACCATTGATGCGAATATCACAGCCCTCAATGGTGATCTTGCCTTTTACATCCAAGCGAATAGCGCCACCAAAAGGCGACAGTCGTTTGTAAATCGACGCTGGGCTGTAATTGCCGTATGGCCCGGATATTTGCGGCAAGTAAATTGGTGAATACCACTCGTATTGCTGTTCGATCAGACTCATCAGGACGCCGCGAATCAGCACATTGTTGTAGTTACGAATGTCTATCGGGTACGCCAGTCCGGGAGCATCAATACCCGATAAATCAATAATCAGGTCTTTGGTGCCATCACCAAGGAAGTAATAATTGTAACCGCCACCAATTTGTATGTATTGAGTGCCGCCAATTCGGTAAGCCGAAAAGCCATCTCTCCATTTCGCTTTGCCAAGCATATCGGCATAGGATGTGTAAATTTCGGCATTGGACGGATTGACGGTGTAAGGCTCAATTGTGTTGTCCGTGAAATAGTAATCAACGGATGCGCCAGCATTGTCCTTGATGTATTCGACAGGATCGGTTGTCAGATCAGCGCCCCACTGAAAGCAGCCAACATCCGGCGAACTCTGCGGTATCGTGTTACCGATAATATCGACCGTGCATACGTCAGTCAGCCATCCTGCTGCGCCAGTGGATTTGCAGTTGCCAGTCAGTGACGGCACGTAATAGCCATTGCTGGGGATCAAATCCGGATCGTCTTCCGTGTTATTGCCACCAATCGTCATGCCGACCGGCGTTGAGAAAACATTGCCCGCGAAGGTCGTGTTGGTCTGGTCTGTGTCTACAATGGCGTTGCTGCCAGACTGTGCCATTACAGCGTTATTATAAAGATCGTTGCCGGTAGGATCGTTAGGGCCGGTAGCGCCGCCACCAAAAGAAATGGGTTCGTCGCAATTCCAGATGGTGTTGAACGACGCCTCGCCATTATCCGACGCCCAATAGTTAACATCGTCGCCGTTCCTGAACCACAGCGCCCGCTCGTTCTGGCCAGTATCTTTGATGTAATTGCACAGTATCCAGCATTCATCGCCGCCGCCCCAGACGCCGCCAGAGCCTTCAACGCCGCTGCCAATAATAAAATTGCCATACCATGTGCTACGGTGTGACGCTCGCGCATTGGGGTGGTCGCAACACTCAACGAATGCGTTGCGTATGTACATATTGCCGGATGTCTTGTCAGCGACGGTTTCCGGCTCCGGTCGATTTTTCGATCCACCGACATTGTTGTGCCTTAGCACGTAATTATGGTCAATAAGAGCGTATTCGTACTGCGCGGGATTTCCTCCGCCTATCTGCACAGCCTCGAAATCATCGCCATAACCGATCAGGTCAATAATACGGTTGTGATCGAATCGGACGTAGTGATCGCCACCGTAGGCAACCCGTAGTGGCTTGTGGTCGTTGTCCAGATCGTTGAAGGTGTTGTAGCAGATTCGAGCGGCATAGCCTGCCGGGTAATCAACAAAATGTCCGCGTTGTACGGCATCAGGGTCCGTTCTTTGTATCTGCTCAAAGTTATGGAACGCGCTGCGGCAGTAGTCGCCCGTTATCGTAATAATATTGACGTTATCGTTGGTAGTGTTTGAGAAATCAAAACCGAACAAATCAATATAATCGCCGCTCAGAACGAATGCCACATCACCCTTCATGGAAGCGCCGTGCTTTATCTCGGAAACCACCGTGATCCGGTTTGTCGCGTTACCGCTGTTGCTGATCGTGATGGTTGACGGTCCACCGGTATAGTTGTTGACAGCAACAAAGATGTAATCGCCAGCCACGGCGTTGCCGACGGCTGTGGCTAATGCCGTCAAACTGGTCACCCGGTTGTGGTTGCTATTGCCGCTGTCATATACCGGGTACGCCTCGAAAGCCTTTTCTCTTGTCGTCCATTCCCAATAATGGAGCAAGCTCGCAGGAACCGGTGTGTATCCCCTTGCCTCCATGATGTTGCTGTAAACGTCAACGGTCGGGAAAATCTCATACGTGACATTGGCGTTATCGACGCCAGCCCCGTCGATGATTTCTTGCATTGGGTTCTGCTGTGGCGGCGACTGAAACGCACCGATATTTGGATTCGATGACGGAATAGAGCTGCCGCCAGCATCGACGGTAACAATGCTGTGGAATGCCGCCGTTCCCGTGGTGTGCAAATTACCGCCAGCGACAGGCACATAAACGCCATTGACCCAGCCCCATTCTGGCGTTTCATTGGTAATCCCGGCCTTGGTTACGCCAGCCGGGTAAAAGACATTGGCCTGCCAGTCGGCATTCAAACCGGTGTCTTCGTGTACGACATTGTACGAAGCGTAAGCATCAGCGACATTGTTGTACCAGCGAGTTCGCTGCGGCTTGATCGTACCGGTACCAGTCGTACCACCATGGTCGATACTGGATTGATTGGCGTTATTCAGCAGCGTATTAAACGATGCTTCCATGTCTTCGCAAGGCCAATAACCCGGCGGCGTCAGGTCCGCCGTGCCGCTCTTTGACCAGATGCCGACGCCCTCATCGGCATTGGCGTAGTTCAGGTCTTTCAAGTAATTGCAAAACATCCAGTCATCTTGGCCGCTGCCTTCCAGCGCACCGGCACCATACTCACCTTCACCGTCGAAAAAGTTGGCGTAAAAGGTGGCCCTGTGACCGGCACGATGGCTGAAATGACCGAAACATTTGCGGACGTAATTGCGAATTGCGATAAAGCCTGAAATCTTGATTTCAAACAGTTCCGTGCCCCGGCTATCACCGCCCAGCCCGGTCGTGTTCCAGTCGTAGAAGTAATTGTTATCAACAAGCGTCCAAGCATCTTGTCCGGCGTGCCATACGTCAGCAGAGCCGAACCGAATACCCGATGTACGGGTGTCTGTGCCGGTTTCACCCGGCTGGTGATCCATAAAGACATTGTGGTCAAGGCGAATATGGGTTGGCGTTGGATAGCCCGTCTCGGAATAGCTGGCCCAGCCATCCAGCGGATCGGCGCTCGACGCAAAGTCCTTATAGGTCGCCGTCAGCGTCACCATGCGCCCGCTGTTGCCCTTGTAATCAAGGGTGTTGTAGCAAAACCGTGAATACGACCCCTGCAACCAAATCCAGTTGTGGTCATTGATGTTGCTGGTCATGTTCGTCCAGCGGCAGAAGGCGATACGCAGTCCGTCACTCCAATAGCGACCCCAAATAATCGGGTTCCGGGTGTTATTGCCGCTGAACGTGAAACCTAAAAAATCAACGTCTGTTGCCGTCTCAACAAGAACTTGGCAGTTACCGTTTAGCGTGACGCCGCCGATACTCTGCGCACAAACCGTGATACCGCTGGAGTTGCCGATGGTGATGTCGCCAGTGTACGTACCGTTGGCGAGTCGCAGCACGGTACCGGGCTGTGCGCTCGCAATGGCGGAGTTCAGCCCCGCCAGCGTTGTGTACAAATCACCGGTCGTTGGGTAGGTAAATTCATCCTCCCAATAGCGGTCATTGGATTCCGGTACGGGGGTAAAACCTCTTGCCGAGGCAATATTTGAATAGACGGCATACAGCGGGAAGCCGACAATGGGTGGCGTTGCCGCGCAGCTTATCCCGGCCCCGCTGACCTCGGCTTCCGCCGGGTTGCCGCCCGTGCCGAACGCTGAACAAGCGGCTGTTCGGGTTTGCACCCGAGCGCCCGTTAGGTAAGCAAATGCGGGCGCTGTTGTCGAGAATCTTATTGTGACATCGGCGCGTGGCATTTATTCCATCTCAGCCCCCGAAATGCGGCCTTCTTCATCACGATTAAATTTGACCTTGCGCTTCGTGGGTATCTGGCTCATGCGCAGTTGCTGTGCGCCCTCGCTGGACTTGTTTAATTGCTGGTTGGCGG